CGCCAGGGGAAAATCATGAAACCAACAACAAACCAATCACCCAAATCGTCACAACTACTGATAGAACGCGCCGCCGCTTGTGGCATCGATGCGAGCATCATTGAGAAAAGCAAACCTGGGTCAAGAAGATACGGCGCCAACGGATCAACTCACTCTCCACAAAAAGTGGTGCTATTGAATGGTATTCGTTTTTCTATTGGCGGGGCGCGATTATATATTGCCGCGAGAGAACAGAAATGAACGCCGCTTATTTAGAGCGGAAACGCCGCAACCAAAAAGAATACCGGGACCGGATCAAGAATAAGGGCAAAGTTGAAATCAGGGGCATTTATGTCGACGCCGAAAACGCTGAAAAAATTAAATTAGAAATCCAGGCGTTAGTGGACCGCCTGGGCGTCTGATTCTGCTATTTCTTCGGCGCTCTTACTGTGAACAATAATCGGGGTCCCTGGCCCCATGTAAGCGCCTATAATATTAAATTCCGCGTATTCGATCGCTTCTTCCCAGGTAAATTCTGACTCATCCATCATTACTTGAATTATTTTATCGTAAGAATAAACCAATAAATCGCACACCAGGGGATCGTCGGGCCGGTTCGTCATCCCGATTATGGCCGCGTCCAGGCCGTCATATTTTAAAGCCGGCTCCATGCCAGGCCCCCTTTCTATTTATCCAATAAGGCGCTTTCCAGGGCGTCCACCATCATATCGTCGACCGATGTTTCAGTCGACTCGGCGGCTTCACGGGCCAGGTTAATTAAGATTTGATATACTTCCTCTTTGCCCATAACTTTTAAAATTCCCATTACTGCATCAATCATCTTTTTAAACTCCTTTTATTATTTCATTGACATTAAAATTTTTATCCCGCCGACAAGTGACGACGCAACTATCAAAAAACCAACCCCCCAGGCGCAAAAAGTCATAATCATCTGAGTCCTTTTTAGTTTTCTCTTTTCTTCTAACTTTTTCAATTTCTCACGGGCCTTCTGCTGTTGTCCTTCAAACCGTAAAAACTCGTCCCATAATAGGTGGCGCGTTCGTAACATTAATTGCTTCAAGTCCTCGCGTTTAACTCTCATGGCCTCTTGTGCCATAAAAATTTCTAGATCTGACTCTTGATCTGACCCCTTCTTTGCCAGTTTCGCTTTCTGATCGATCTCTCGGCCCGCGTCAGAAAATTTTGTTAAATGCTCCCCTAGTTCGTAAAGTTCTTTCCCGTTGCTAATAGCGGTTTTTATAATCTCAAAACTAGCATTGATTACACTTAATTCGACTAACATTCACACAAATAAATTTATAATTTTATAAAAAAACTTTTGGTATTATTGCTAGCCGAATAAGGTCCGGTAATTCTGGGAAATTATCGTGGGCGACATTCGGATCATCGTAAATTCCAGGCAATTCACGCAATGCCTTTCTATACGCCAGAATGTCGCTTTTTTGTTTTTCCGTCAAGGGTCTATCGGGAACCATTAGCGCATCTGTTTGTTTTAATAACTCGTCGCGTTCTGCCCGGATTTCTTTCCAAGTGAATGGCATTGGTTCGGACAAAAATATTGATCCATCGGTATTAAATAAAGTTTGTGTTCTCATTTTTTTAAGCGTATTTTATCCAGAAAAATGGGTTTCGCGACGAAGAAATATCAAGTTCAATGCTTGGGGCCGTAGTTGGTAGAGTACCGGCCGCGCCGCTGAGTATAAATCGCCCCGTAAGAAATTGAGCTTGATTACTATGAATTAGCCTTGTGCCTGTAATCACGGGATTAGCGATGTAGCTTGCTAATGTCAAATACCCTGATGAATTGGTCCCCATCGCGATCCAGTACCACTCCCCCTGTGTCACCGGGATAGAACTCCATAAACCACTAGTCCCTTGGTATTGGTAAACATTATTTAAGCCGGAACCAATTAAAGTCTGCGGCATCCCGTCCGCCGATGAATCATATAATCCTAGAGGGAAATCACCCGACATTGATGATGTGTGGGTAATATGATAATAAATGGTAGCAATATTTCCCGTTGCGGGGGCCTGAAAAGGAACGACAGTAGTAGCCGCCAACTTCATATCATTTGCGGAAAGACCATCACCCATATAGTTGGACGGGGGCCACAAATCATTACTGTAGGTGCCAGAACCTATTTTAGTGACGGCCGGCTTTATGAGTGAGCCGCCCCCGCCCCCGGAGCCACCAGAACCCGCCGGACCCGGGTCCCCTTGTGGGCCTGGGTCCCCCTGCGGGCCTGGGTCCCCTTTTTCGGCCATTAACTGCCAGGTCGATGTGTTTGTCGGGGTCACGTTCTGCGAGTCTACCAGGGCGATATAACTCGCCCCTTGATAGGTTATTGCATCCATTGCCGCGTATGATGTAGAACTGGACCAGTCCCCTTTCCAGGCCGGGCGGACCTTGCCTAAATTTATAATTGCCATTAAATAGTAACCTCTAGTTCTTGATTAACGTTGATGCTTAAATTGCTCCCGTCACCGGCCCCAGAATAGTCGGCTTTTAAATAACCATCGGCCCCGACTGTCATACTCCGGGCCACCGGACCGGTCCCGGCCCCTGAGTATTCGATCGATAAATCGCCGGTATTAACACCAACTGCAAACGTCCCTAACTCATCCAACGACAACGCGGACCCGGATGATCCGACGGTCGTGCCGCCGGACCCACTCCCAACGGTAATAATGGACTCGTCGCTGTGCTTGGTGTAGATCAGGCCGTCGGCGGTATTAACTGCCAGTTCGCCCGGGACCAGGTCGGCCGCCGTGGGAATTTCACCCCCGACCGTTGATCGTTTCGTGATTATCCTGTTAGTCATTGGGTAATCCTTTTATTAAAATGTGCCGCCGTCGATTTCTGCGTCAGATGCTAACTTACCGCTTAAAGCTGTGGTTATCGTTGTGGAGTAATTAGCATCATCCCCCAACGCGGCCGCCAATTCGTTTAATGTGTCCAGGGCGCCAGGCGCCGAATCAACCAGATTAGATACTGCCGTCGTAACATAGGCGGTGGTAGCCAATTCTGTGTTATTTACTGTCGATATTGGCGTCGGTGCTGTCGGGGTCCCGGTAAAAGCCGGCGACGCCAGGCCGGCTGTCCCCCCTATAGCCGTCGATAATTCTGATCCCGTAGCATATTCGCCATCACCGCCGATAATCGCGATCCCGGAATCCTCTATCCCAATAAATAATTTCTTAGATGTTTCCGAATAGGCAAGTTCGCCGTGTTTTAACGTCGACGGGGCGTCGGTGGTGATTGATCGCTTGATCCTTATATCATTAGCCATTGTTCTGTTAACTCCTTATTTTAAAAATATCCGCCGTCAACCTTGATAGCGTTATATAAACCGTCAGGCAACGCCTGGACGTTGTCTAAATTGTTTGATGCGAAATCCGACGCCGACTTCTCATGCAATTTATCGGCGCTTAACCCGGACCCCTGCCCGTCGACTAATCTCAACTTGTCCAGGATCAACCCGGCCGGAATATCTGCCGTCGACGATTGTTCGACAAAAATATCAGCCCCAACGACTTCAACGTCAATAACGCCCGAATCTCCATCCATGGAAACGGTAAAGTCAGGGCCGTTCTGTAACTCTACTATCATCGCGTAACCCCTTGATCGATCTCGACGCGCCCCTGTAATAAGCGGATAACAAAACCGTCAGACGGGCGATATAATTCGACGTCATAATAAGCGGTTCCTGGCGGTAATTTTTCCGTAATGGTTGCCGATAACGACATTGTAAACGCCGAATCGGATCCGATAGATGAAAAAGAAAAAGATGCTAATATTGATTCTGACTCAATAGCCTGGCGTATCTGGCCGCGCAATAAATACCCCGTCAGATCATAAGCCGACGAACCTTCTTTAACTGTCAACGTCTTTGAAAAAGTCGCCCCTTGTTCGACTAAAAAATTTGCTATTCCCGCCGGCATTAGGCCCCCTTTTTAATTTCTGCGTTAATGTTCATGGTGTAACCGGCCCCGCTCACGGTGTGGGTCGCATCTTTTACAATCCAGGGACCAGAATAACCGTCCCGGAACCCGGATAATGTTAATTTTGTTTCGGCCAATAACCTGGCATCGCCTGGCGCCGTAACCGATAACGTCGCGGTCCCGCGTTGGTAGTGGGCCAGTTTTGCAGTCGCCGCATTAATCGCATCCGATGAAGCATTAAATGCCTTTCTAAGCGAATAAACCGGCTCCCCTTGGCCGACAGTAACGCCGACAGTTTTCGCCGTGTCCTGGTCATGATACCGGGCCGAAACTGTTGAAAACTTGCCCCGCTCCTGGAAAGTCACCTGGTAACTGCTGACGTCTTTTTGTGCCAGGGTAATTTCTGCTAAATTCTGACCGCTTACTGATTTGGCCGCGCCCCGTTCGGCGAAAACCAAAAGGGTCGGCGTTGGTTTTGCGATCGCCCCCAGGTCCCGCGCCAACCGGGTTAATAAATTAATGTCAGACTCATCGACCTGGTTAATGACGTCGTAAGATATAGCCGAAAAGGCCCCGGAAATTTTCGGTTCCAACCCATGCTCCTGGGCGATCTTTTTGACAACATCGACTAATTTTATTTTTTCCGGTGTGGTCCCTTCTTTTTGCCAGGTCCGCGTTTTGGTCGCTTTCAAGGATTGCCGCATATTGGCCGCTTTGGCCCGGATCGCCATTGTTTCGGGCGGTCCCGATAAGGTTATTTCATCGACGATATAAACGCCCATTAGGGCCAGACTTTCTTCCTTATACCCCAAATAAATGGTTAATTCTGCCCCGGTCCGGGGTAAAGCAACGTCGTTGCCGCGATCGTCCAGGACAATTTCGGCGGTGTCAGATTTTAGGCCCGACTCATCTTTTACTGTCAACGAAACCAGGCGTTTTTTTATTGCCTGGGTAATGTCTTGGCTATCGGCCAGGACCTTAAAATAAGGGGTTATTAGTCCCATAATTTAACGCCGTCCGTGGTTTTGGGCGGTTCTATTTCTGGCAACTCTACCAACAAACCGCGCGGCAATTCTGGACCGTGATCGGCCAGGCCCGGATTAGCCAGATAGACTTTTTCGGCCGTTCCATCGGTGGACCCGTAAAATTTCCAACAAATATAATCGACGGTATCGTTTAATAATGTTCTGTAGCGCATTTAATCCGTTCCATATCTTTTAAGTCCCAGGGAAAAAGTTATTTTCCGGGGCGTTCCGTCGCGGTTAAAAACTGTCTGATTTTCAGATATTGATTCGATCACAAAAAGGCCCAGAATATCGCCGCGCCCGGTAATGAGTCGCAACGGTTGTCCTTCTGACGCACTTGAGCGCATAACACCTAACTGGCCCAGGCCCCCTTTATAATGCGGAAAAATAACCCCCGACATTTTTATCGACTCCCCGCCCGGCCCGACATATTGCAACGCCGACCCGTTTCCGACGCGTTCCTGTTCGGCCCACCGGTAACTGGTTTCCCGGCTCAAATCACCGTAAACGGCCGAATCGACCGAAAACCGAAAATCGCCTAACGACATAAGTGCTTGAGCCATTTTTTATCCTAAATCAAATAACGCGGCGCGATGATTGTCGCCCGCTTGTTGTTCGCGTTGCCGCATTTGAATTGCGACCTGGGCCGCTATTTCTTCGGACGACTGCCCAGGCGCCGCGTTAACGGTAATCGGTGCGTTGATGTTGGTAGTGCTTGAATTGTTCGCTCTTGGCGCTTTGATAGCCGGTAATGCCTGATTAGTGACATTTTTATCATCGGATAGGCCGCTCCCCATCTGTCTTTTATTTGCATTTAGGGTGTCTTGTGTCGGTAGCCATTTGGGGATAATCCTTTCCGCTTTGGCCCCCGGTGTTTCCTTCTCTCCGGGGTTGACCAATTTGTCGGCTGAGTGCTGAATGTCCAAATCTGAATCTGATTGATTTACGGTGCTTTCGATCGATGCTCCGCCACCCATCCAGTCCGGCAAAATACTTTTAACCTGGTTAATCATTCCCAGGACCGAATTAACCCCGTCCATAAATGTCGCCTTGATGCCGTTCCAGATTCCAGTAAAAAACTCCGAAATCGCGCCCCAGTTTTCATAAATTAAATAGGCCCCGGCGGCAATGGCCGCAATGGCCAGGCCGATCGGATTGGCCAGGACAATCGTTTTTAAGGCGGTGAAGGCGACGCCGACCGCGCCGATAGCGACGGAAAACGCCGCCCATATTTTGATACCGACCGCGATTGCAACCAGTAACCCGCCAACAACGGCGGCAATAGTCACAATGCCTTTTGTTAGTATTGGGTGTTCTTTGGCCCATCCAGTCATCCCCTGGACAATACCCTTAATACCGGCGGTAATTGCTTTCAAGGCCGGTAATAATTGATTGCCGACGGTAATCGCTAACGACTCCATAGCGCTTTTAAATTCTTTAATTCCGCCGGCCATGTTATCGCCCATCGCGTCGGAAATTTGTTGCGCGGTCCCCTGGGAATTTTTAACCTGGTCCAGAAATTGAGTGATCCCGGACTGCCCCTGGCCCAATAACTCGGCCATCCCGGCCGCCGGTTCTTCGCCGAAAATGTCTTTTAATATTTTCAGTTTATCCGCGTTACCCATATCGTCGGACGCGGCCGCCAGGTCGCCGATAATATCGACCATGTTCCGCATATTGCCCATAGAGTCGACCGTCGAAACGCCCAAATCTGCCAGGGCGTCACTTGCGGCCCCGGTGGGTGCTGATAATCGTAAAATTGCCGCTCGTAATGTCGTTCCGGCCTGGGACCCTTTAATGCCGACGTTGCCCAGTAATCCAGTCATCGCCGAAACTTCTTCCAATGAAACCCCAACCGACGACGCTATCGGCGCAACGTATTTCATCGTTTCGCCTAGCATTTCCAGGGTCACGTTGGACGACGTAAAGGTCTTGGCCATGACGTCAGAAATCCGGCCCATATCGGCCGCTTCAAGTTTAAACCCGGACATAACATCGGACGCAATATCGGACGCCCGGCCCAGGTCGGTGGCCCCCGCTCTGGCTAGATTAAGTAATCCCGGCATGGACGCGACGATCTGATTTGTTTTAAACCCGGCCATCCCTAAAAAGGTCATGCCTTCGGCCGCTTCGACTGCGGAAAAACTGGTGGTTGCCCCCAGGTTTCGGGCCGCATCGGTTAAGGCCGCCATGTCTTTCCCGGTGGCCCCAGAAATGGCCCCCACTTTCGACATAGATTCTTCAAACGCAATGGCAGAATCAACCGGCCCCCGCAACGCCTGGCTAATCTTACGCCCGGCCCCGCCGACGGCATCGGCCGCAAATGACATTTGCATGGATTTTTCCATGCGCTTATTCATCCGGGCCATTGCCGCAGACAATGTATTCGTCGTTCGCCTGGCATTATCTGACGCCCGCCGTAACGGGGCGGTCATTTTGTCTACCGCCTGTAATATTACGCTTACTTTCAAATCGGCCATTTAGTCCGTCCGTGTTCGCTCGATCGCCAACTTATGAAACCTGACAATATCGGCCAAGTCCATTGACCACAACTCTGACGGCGGCCAATGATAAACCACCGCCAAATCCGCCAATACTGCATAAATATCGCCAGGGTTTACTCCCCCATCATTTTCGCCACTAGATTGGACGCGGCTGAGAAATCAGCAATGTCTAAATCCTCAACGGCGTCCGGCGGCATCCCGCCCAGGGCCGAAATCATTGAGATTGATTTTTCGACGTCGGTCCCGGCGCTTTCCATATCGCGCAAATCCCGGGCCTTCGGGCGCCGAATCGAAATCTCTTTTAATTCGACGCCTTCCAACATAATGGGATATTTAAGTTTTAACTTTTTCATTAAGCGCCGATTGCCGCACGAATATCGGCGAGTGCATCAACGCCGTTGATAACCCGCGTCATGTTCGGAACATCGATCAAAATAACATCTTGGTTATCGATTGATAACGAATAATGGCGGGCCGCGATCGAAACTTTTAATTCTGATTTATCGCCGGCCGACCAGGACCCCATATCGATTTCGGTCCAGGACCCGTTAAGCGTTACCCGGATCGGCGTTAT